AGTCAACACTACAAAATGTGACTCACCCACACACTACAACTTGTGGTGTGTGTGAATGATGAGAAGGTGCCTCACATCTTGTGACTCAGGTAGAGAGGCAAAACGTGAAATATCGCCAAAAAGGCAAAAACCCCCTTGTCAATCTGGTGCCTCACATCCTGTAGTGTATACCATGGGAAAGCCAGTGGGGGGGGAGAAAAAAAAGGGTTCGACCGGATTAAAAATGAACATGAACAAGGTCAAATGAGAGAGAAAAACGGCGGCGGCGCAAAAATGGACAAAAACGAGCAAAGCAAAACGCGCAATAAGTTCACCGGTTCAGCAAAGCAGAAACCAGAGCTGCATGGCCGCGACTTGTCCGAGTTCGATTACCGGGGAGGACCGTTTTGAAAACCCTGAAACCAAACATAAAGACGCTGGACACCCGCATCGGCAGCCCTGCAATAACCAGAGAGAAGGGCCGGACATTGCAGAAAACCAACAAACGGATAATGCAGCGGGATCATTGGTTATGCCAGATATGCCGTAAACGTATCGCCGTGGAAGTGGATCACATTATTCCTTTACACCTGGGCGGACCTGATGCCGACAACAACAAGCAAGCGATATGCAGGGAGTGTCACCGAGCCAAGACGGAAGCGGAGAACAGGGCAAGAGGGGAATATGGGGTGTAATCTCTGGGAAGGCCCGGCCCGGTTAGCCTCGCCCTCCCTCACGCGGAGAATTTGTCGGCAAAATCAAAATCAAAGGTGACTGAATGGCACGAGGTGGAGCACGACCAGGGGCAGGACGGCCGAAAAAACAGCGACCGGCAGGCAATCAGCGGTTTGACAGCGCAGAGGAATATCTGAGGGCGGTTGTCGCCGGCGACATTCAGGCGGATAGTGTGCGCGTTGCGGCGGCGAGAACATTGATTCAGTACGAGCAGCGGAAATGCAGAGGGCCGAAGCAGTCTCCCCCGCCGGCGGAACTGGAAAAGAAAGCAGCAAGGGCCGAAGAGCGCGAAGCAGACCTGGAATTTGAGCGAAAGGCGGCTGCAATCCGGAAAAAATATGAGAGGGTCGAACAATGACCACCGTTACCATAAAGCGACTGCCCCGGTTTTACATTGACCACAAAATCCGTCCTCTTTTCTGGCAGGGGCCACCTCCGATTTTCCCGAATTGCGGACCGGACGGACCGACCGAAGAGGAAAGGGAGGTGGCGCGGGAACTTTTCAGGCTTTTGGACCCTGACAGTCAACAATGGTATCGGATGAACTGCCCCCGGCTTTTTGAGGGCATTGAATAATCAAAAATCAAACAATGGAGCAAGGAAATGGGTGCGACAAAAGCAAAAGTAATGCAGGAAGAACTGCCTGAAACGACAAAAAAACTTTTTACCGAAACAACTCAGGCTGTCTTGTCGAACATCGAGAAACTTTGCCAAATCGCGGTTGACGCGCAATCCAGGGCGGCACTGTTGGTCCTGGGGCAAGGGGCAGCAACGATCATCAACGCCGCGCTGCAACAGATCGAGCAGGCGGAACGGGATGATGATTCAATGTCGATTAACTGAAACCATGACCGGCCGTCTCTCCGGGATGGCGAGGCCGTCGGCTGATTGAAAATATACAGTTACAACAAAAAAATCCATTTAAAGGACAAACAAATGAAAAAGTACGAATTAGAGCAGGAGAATGAAGTCCTGCAGCGTAGAATTGATAATGTCAAACGTCAAGCAGCCAGCGCAGGCCGTCCGCTCGACAAACGAGAGAAAAATTTAATCGAGGAAATCCGCGACCAGATTGACGAAAATGAACTGAAAATCATGAGCATGCCGCTCGACCCTGTGACCCGGCCCGGCTCCCACCTGGGCGGCGGGAATAGTACCCCCACCCGGGCAAAAAGCGACACCGGCGGATTTGAGAGCATTGGCGAGATCATGGCTGCAATCTATCGCAAGAATCGCGGTGAAGGGTTCGACGAGCGGCTCAAGCCTCTCCAAATCCAGGCAGCGACACAGATCGGCGAAACTGTCCCAAGCGAGGGCGGTTTTGTGATCCCGACTCAGTTTGTCGAGCGGGCCTTGAACGAAGACCTGGACGACACCGTTTTACTGCGAACTTGCGACCGGCAGGAGATGCGGGTGAACGATATGACTGTTCCGGCATTCGTGGATGATAACCATTCAACGAGCAGCCCTTTTGGTATTACCTGGTCACAAATCGCCGAAGGTGCCTCTTTCGGAACGACTCAGGGAACGCCCTTCCGGGCACTGTCTCTGAGCGCAAAGAAATCTGGTGCGCTCTTCGCCGTCAACAATGAATGGTTGGCTGATTCATCCGCCGGCATTCGGCAGCGGCTGGAAAACATCTGGCGGGCAAGTCTGCGCTGGTACGTCGAAGACATGCTGTGGACCGGCACTGGCGCGGGGATGCCTCTTGGTGCGCTCGTTGGGGCTGGTGCTGTTTCGGTCGGAATCGAAAACGGCCAGGCTGACAATACCCTCGTGACTGAGAATATCGTCAAAGCCTGGGCACGGCTTCGACCGGGCAGCCATAGCCGGGGAATCTGGGTTTGCAATGCCACCTGTTTTCCGCAGTTGGCGACGTTGTCCTTGGCGGTTGGCACCGGCGGCGGACCTGTGGGGCTTTTGCAGACCAATTCCAGTATAACTGGGGCACCTGGTGTGACGATATTGGGCCGCCCGCTCTACATGAGTGAGCACCTGCCTGCAGTCGGCAACTCCGGGGACATAGTCCTTCTGGACCCGCTGCTGTATCTCCTGGGGGACCGGAAGCAAATCACCTTGGATGCCTCGCCGCACCTCAAGTTTGATCTTGACCAGACGATATTTCGTGCGAGCGCGAGACTGGATGGCCAGCCGATCTATAGCACAGCCCTGACGCCCAAAAACGGCGATACCTGCGGCTGGCTGGTGAAGATTGACGACCGGGTTTAATCTTAGCAAAATCCCTGCCCGGTTTGTCTTCTCGCCGGGCGGGGCGGTTGGTCACCGCGGTTTTCGTTTTCAGCCGAACGACCCGGACAAGATGCGCCTGTCATCCAGCAGGTCCTGCCATGAGTGTCCGTATAACAACCTGGTAGTGCTGGCAGGGGGCAACTCTCCCCCGTGGCTGGCGGCTCCGAACCTCCCGCCTTCTCATCGAGGGCGGGGGGAATTTTCCTATAACCAAGAGGTACAGAACAATGGTGGTCCCGATGTGGACCATGCCGGAATTACGGAGGAACAACCTGGCATGGCACAGCGGGGACTGAACAGACCGTTTCCCGCTCCCCGATTTTGGGGAATGGAAACAGGGGGGCACGAGTTATCTTCCAGACCTGACAATGCGGGGACCGTTGCCTCCACTCGTTTCGGTGCGGCAACTCAAGAAAGGGGCAAAAGTTATGAGCAAACGACATAAAATCGACAGCATTCAGGAAGAAATTAGGGTTATACAGGCATCCACGAAGCAGATAGAGCCGCCGGCGCATGTTCACCTATTCGATGAGGCGCGACCTTTCTTTGAGGCCATCATAAAAGGCCGGGAACGGGCAAGCTGGACGGACTGCGACATTGAAACCGCCGTCACCCTGTCAAACACCAGGGCGAATATTACGGCCCTGATGGTGGAGCTTGAGGAAGAAGGCGATATTGTCAATGGCCGGCGGAATCCGAGACACCTTATCATCGAAAACCTGATCCGCCGTGACATTGCCCTGACCCGGTTGCTGCACCTTCACCCGGCGGCAAGGGAAGCACGGCGGCGGACCATCAAGGAAAAGACTCTGCTTGACTCCCTGCCGGCTGATGACGAATTTGATTATCTGCTGGCGCAGCCGCTCGACCTGGACGATTTGCAGTGACTTGTTCGGAAATTCCCCGAATAAGTGCTACCAGAAATGGTAGCAGCACCAATTACATTTTCGTAACTGGCGGCTGAGCTTATCCGCCCGTATGAGGATATTGCGAAGGAAAGGCAGGTGAGAAAACCGGCTGATTCTGTTAGGGCAAATTTGCCACAACAAAACGCCAACATCATCGACATTGCCCCAAAGATTGAAAGCAAGGCACCCGGCCCAAAAATGCCCCCGGCTCCGCAATACCTTGACACCCTCCCGGCTGATTTGATAACCTGATTATGTCGAACTGATACGGTGCATTGACCGGCACCTAAAATGCGGTCATTTTTTTTGAAAATGCCGTAAGTGTCCCGGATACCGTGAGGTTCGGGGAGTCCGTATCAGGCTCGACAGCACTTGCGGCATTTTTATTTGGAGGTGCACCATGACGACCACTGAACAGAAAACCAAAACAACGAAGGAAAAGGCATTCGAGGTAATCACCCTGTACGATGAGCTGACCGCCATTTATGAGCGGACGGAGGGGTTGACGGCAGTGATGACCCATTACCTGCTTGATACGCTCGAAGAAAAGCAGCTTGCGGGCCTGTCCTGGCAGATTGAGGAAAACATGTAAGCGCCAACTAAAGCACATCTTTTTTCTATTCAGCCGCTATGTCATGATTGGACTCCCTGCAATCAACAAGGAGTATACCCATGACGAAACAGATCAGCCGGCGCGAAAAACAGC